GGATTGTCGCTGTCACCCTGGTAGCGCCCTTGCGAAAAATAATAGGGCGTGTGGGCCTCATAGCGCCCGCCACAGGACGAGGTCAACGGACGCGCTGTCAGGCGTCAACGTGATCCGCTCCACCCATGCCACACGCGATAAATGCAGCTCGGAATCCTCTAACTGCACAATGTCCCCCGGTTGCAGCCATTGTAGCCGCTGCCCGACATAGGTCACCACCTGACGCGGAAAAGCGTACATTGCCGCTCTGTTTCTCACGATTCGCAGCGCGGTCCCAGCGTCATAGACGGCGACGGTTTCATCTGACCGCAGCTTGCGACCGTACACCTGCGCCGAAAGCCGGGAAAGCAGCGCGGGATGCTCGGAGCCGTCCCAGTCGTAGCCTGCGACCGCCGTAGCCGATGGGTCGCCTGCTTCCTGCGAGATCGCGTAGCGAAGTTCCACACGGTTGGCCACCTCATCCCGGCCGACCGTGCGCACAGGTCCATCCCTGCGGATAGCCGCCGAAGCCGTGAGCGTGCCGATGGTGCGCACGTCGGTCGGCTCCACGGGCACCGGAACGAGCCGCCACCCGGAAGGCCCGGTCAGAATCGCGACGGGCAGGAGCGGAATGAGGGCGTCCAACACCCATTCCATCGGGCTTATCGGCTCCTCCACATAGGCGCCGATTTTATAGGCGTCCAGAAGCGAGCGCACAGCGGCAAGGGAGCCACGGTCTATCGGGAGGGTGGAAAGGGCAAGCACTGCCTCTATCACCGAGCCCGCGCCGGTTGCGTCGTTGCCGGTGCATCCCAGCAGCCCCGCGCCCGTGGGCCAGGCCACGGAATAGGTCAGGCTCGCGTCGACGGCGATGGCTACGGCGGTCCCGAGGTCCACCACCGCCACGATGCGCCCAACCTCATCCGCTACATGCTCGACTACCAGGGATTCGCTGGTTGTACCGTCGAAAATCAATACCGATGTCGCCGATACCGGGTGTCCCGCAATCAGAAGCAGCAGCCGCACGCCGCCGCGCGAATCCACAATGTAGATCGCCGGGCTTGCTGCGCTGCCATCCGAGCCGGGAGCGCCGAAGATCCACGGGTACGCTGCCCCTAACTGGTCTTCCAACGCGCTCGGCCATGTAACCGCCGATACCACAGCGCCGGGTGGTGGAAGTAGCGCCCGGTCCTGATAGGCCAACTCCTCGGCCTCGATCGTCAGGACTTCGCCCTTTGCGCCCCATTCGTAGCTTGCAACAGTGCCCGCAAGCACCTGTAGCCGGTCGTCCCAGTTGTCCCCTTCGCGCCACAGGTCAATCCGTAGCGGCTGACCATCCATTTCATAGCCGCGAGCCAGCAATAGGCCCACGTCAAGCTCGGGAATCGACAAGGTGACCGATGCCCGGCGGGACTCCGGCTCTGTGCCCATCCAGGGGGCGGTCATCTCGGTTTCGGCGCCCTCCAGACCGGCGGAAACAGAGATCCAGCGGTTTAGCTCGGTGCTTTCGATAGACAGCGAGCCCTGCGACACGCGCCACGTTCTACCGCCGAAGTCCAGCGAGACGATCCACCACAGGCGGGCGGTCCGAAGCTCTGCGGGCGTGTAGCGCGTTCTCATGGCTCCTCCTCCACCACAAGCCCGCCTACAGAAAAGCAGGCGTTGATGCCCTCACTACCGCGCTCGGCTCGGAGCGTCAACGGCTCTTGGATGGACCCGTAAACCGCGTGCTGCGGAATAGGGCAGCTTTCCAGCGTTGTAAGCTGGGAACTTTGCAGAACGAGCGGCAGGTAGACCACATAGGCGCCCTGTAGCTCGGTCGTCAGTCCGACGAGAGAAAGCGCCTCGGCGTGGTAGGAAGCGGTGGGGACGGCGGAGGCGTGAGAGGAGATCCGCGCGTACGACGGCTCGGGAGAGGTCACATAGGCTTGACTGGTCGGCATCCAGTCGGACATAGGCAGGTTGACGATACGCCGCACCGGGCCTACGTTCTTTTGAGCCCGCACGCCTCCCAAGGGGCGGCTGGTGATCCGCTGTGGCTCCACCATGATTTCGCGCCCGCTCGCAGGTCGGACGGGCAGAATCACCAGGGAGCCTATCAGAATCTTCCCAATGCGCAGCAGCCCGTCAGGCGTAGAAGTCGCCGGGATACTGACCTTGAACCGCTTGTATTCCGCAGGCTGTGCGGTGTACATAATGATTCGCGGAAGCCAGATTGTGCAGGTGCCGCTTGCGCCTTCGGTGTCGTCCACGTCCGCAAGCTGAAGTATCGCCTGCACCGAAGTCGAGGCGCCGATCTGCCCCTCCGTGTTGCCGGTAATGGTGCGGAACTTGCCGCCACCCAGGCCGATAGTTGCCCCTGCCAGCGCGTTGCGCTCCACATACCGCTGGGTGCCGCCGGAGTTGACCCGAACGCCGCGCCCGGTGCGGGTCCAGGCTGCCGCAGAGGTCACCGGTGCCTGTAGCCCGCCGAGGTTGACCCAAACCGCGCCGTCGTAGCCGTACAGCGTCGCGGTCTGGATATTTGTGCTCAGAAGCGCGATAGCCAGCGGGCGGCCCCAGAGGAGGGTGTTGGTCGTGTGGACATCCCAGATCAGGTCGTGAGCGTCGGTCGCGTCCAGAATCACGCCGTCGCGCTCGGACGGGCTGACGGCAGGATCCAGCCGCTCCGGCCCGCTCTCATAGCCCGTGGCGAGCGTCCAGGCGTCGCCGGGGTACGTCGGGCCACCTGTGGCGGCTATGGCGGTGTCCGTGTCCAGGTAGACCGGCTGAAGGGCGTAGCGACGGCCCAGGAGGTCGCCGGGAATGACTGCCGCGCCGAGGCCGGTGCCCGCATAGGTGGCGCTCCCATCGTCAATCCAGGCCATCGACCGCCACGTCGAACCGCCGGTGACCGCGTGGCCCCACTGGAGAGACGAGGCGGTGATCGTGGCCCCCAGGTCGTTGGTCAGCGCATCGTCGTCCACAAGCCGGGTCCAGCTTCGGCGAGCGCCGGTTGGGTCGGCGACAGCCGAGCGGTACCAGACCGATGCCCGCCCATCGGTGATCCACGCGAGCACCTCCACCTCTCCCGAGGCTGCCGCGCTTGCCATTGTCCCGCCTGCGATCTCGTCCGCCGCCGTGAGGGTGGTGGTGGAGAGGGTCAGCGTCAACGAGTAGCCATCGGTGACGCTTGCCATCCGAAGCCGCACGCGAGCCGAGCCGCTGGTCACGTCAAATATCCAGCTTGCACCTATGCCGCCCGCTACGGTGCCGCCGGGAACCACGCTGTACAGGATGGTTTGGCCAACGCCCGCTGCCAGAACAAGCAGGCCCGTTGTGATGGAATCGGTGGGGGCGCCCGCTACGGTACGGGTCCACCCGCAGTCGCCGGGCTCATCAAATGGCAGCCACGTTTGGCCCCAGGTGACTTGCCGGTTATCCACGCGCCAGGCATCATATCCGGGCATGGTGACGGTTGAATAGCCACCCAGCGCAATAAGCGAGATGGAGCCCACGTCGTAGCCCGCCGGGTTGCTGATATGGCAGGTGCCCACCATGATGCGACCGCGCAGCCATCGGCCGCAGGCGTCGGCGGGATAGGTGTCCGTGTCCGAAGCATCCCACCACTTCCCGGCGCCACCTACGCCCGCAGAACGGGCCATAGCAGCCCAACTTTCGGCGCCGTCTGTGCTTTGCAACATGACCCACCGCTGACCTGCCGTGGGGGTGCGGCCGGAGAGGTACAGCGCGCCGGTTTCGTCCACTGTAAGAAACAGGTCGCCATCGGTGAAGTAGTAGCCCGCAGGCCCGGCGCTTTGTGTAGCCCAGCCCTCGGTTGCTGACACCTCGCCGTCAAGCGTGGTTCCTCCAATCGACTGATAGGCCGATTCGAGGCGCCCGACTACCGGATCGTTGTCGATAGGCGTGATGAAGGCTACGATAAACGCGCCGTCAACCACCGCAATATCCGGGAAGCCGCCGCCGTCTTGGCTTGCGCCGGTCAGCGTGCGGTCGGATGCCCAGATTTGAGAGAAGGTGCATCCGCCGTCGGAGCTGGCATATTGCCGCAGCTCTTCCCGGTAGGCTGCCGCCGTGTCCTTGTTGCGGAGCCACGCGAGCAAGAGCACCTGCCCGTTGGCATAGGCTACACGGGTCCGCATGATGTCGTAGCCGGTGGATGCCGCCGTGCTGACCGTCGCCGGAAGGCAGCCCGACGATCCGAGCGTCCAGGTGGTGCCCTCGTCGTCGCTGTACAGCATCCGCACGGTGGCCACGTCCGCACCGGTGTCCTGGATCCAGCCGTAGAGCAGGACGCGCCCATCAGGCAGTTGAAGGGCAGCCGGGCAAGCGGAGGAGGCACCCACGGCGCCGAAGTCTACGAGCGCGGGGGTGATCACAGTTCCAGCCGACGATATGCCGGACTGATATATGCCGTCTTCACCTGTGCCATAGCAATAATGGACCAGCAGTTTCCCGCTCGCAAGGGGCAGCGTGTGCGGTTTGGCCACCACAGGCGTAGTCGACCAGAGCAGCGACTTCCAGCCGGTGATCACGGTGGGGGCGTCCCACCCGTAGTAGTCAGCCGCTCCCGAGTCTTTCCAGACGAACGACGCCCCCTGCGGACCGACGATCCCGCCCTGTTGGGTCAGAATATTCAGGGTGCCGCTGCTTTGGGTGTCGTGCGCCGTGAGAGCCATCGCCGTCGAGGTGGTGGGGACGGGCTGACCGGGGCGGGGATACAGCGCCGTAAACACGGAGTCCGAGGCGAACGTATCCGCGTTGATGTCCGGGTCGGGAATCAGGAGCGCGGGGTAACTGGTGCGGCTGCGGTCGGTGGCGGCCATTTATCGCGCTCCGTAGTTGATTTTGTGACCGGGGCGGGCCTGTTGCGCGCGTTGGATGGGTCGGGATAGGGCCTTGACCATCTGCGAAAGGTAATAGGGGACGGAGCTTTGGTCCATACCCTTGGACACCTCGTCAGCGGCCACCGGCGAGCGCCCGGAGACAAGCGCCGCCGCTTGCTCTTTCGCGCCGGGCTGCTGCATGGTGGCGCGTGGGATGACGGCTTCCCCGCCCTCCAGAACCGCCGTAAACTCGTTGCCCCGTCGAGCCGCCCCGGGACGAGGACCGGCGTCCAGCGTGCCCTGGTGGAACTTCGGCGGGGGGCTTGCGGCTGCCGCTGCAAACTGCGCCGCGCCCTGCGCCCCGGCGATGGCCATCGGGATGGCGTTGTAGGGGGCCGGTGCCGATGTCGACGCCTGGGAAACCGCCAGAATGGTATTCAGGGCGATCACGGCCAGCGCAGAGGCCTTCTGAATCGCATACAGCACTTGGGCGGCCTGCTTTTGCTCCTCGGTCAGATTCTCCCCGGCGGTCGCGGCTATCGTGCCGATGGCTCCGGCCAGGGTGGAGGCGAGCTGGATCCGGGCGTTGCTCGCCTGTTGTTCGATGCGCTGTTGTTCCGCGACCTGTTGCGCAAGGTCCGCCGTATATTTCTCGTCAAGCGCCCGCAAGGCGGCGTAGTAGTTGGCTTTAGCCTCCTCCTGCTCCGCCATTTTTGCCGCTTCGATAGCCGCCGTTTCCGCATCGCTGGTGCTGTAGGTCAACGCAGCGTCGGCCGCAGCGTCAATAGCCACCTGTTGCCGCTGATATGCCGCCTCGATAGCCGCCAACCCCGTAAGCTGCTCGGATGTCGACGCCGAAAGTGCGGCGGTTGCCTTTGCCAGCGATTCTTCGCGTTGGCGGCCATATTTCGAGGTGACGGCCATCGTGGTAACCATCGCCGCGACTTCGGCATCTTGCGCTTTCTGCCTTGCGACGATTCCCGCCTCGGCACCCGCGCCTAACTCCTCGGCTGCCGCCTGCTCGGCCTTAGCCGCTGCCACCGCTGCAGCGGCCTTCGCCCGGATGCCCTCGATCTCCTCGTCCCGAGCGTAGGCAAGCGCGGCGGCACCCGTGAGAGCGGTCGCGTTGGCGTCTTCCCCGGCGTCCACGATGCCAGCAAGCGCGTTTTTATAGGCCGCCTCTGCCGCTTCCCGCTTTTTGGTGGCCGCCTCGCCCTTGCGACGCGCCTCCGCTAACTCGTCCTCCTTTTCCTTTGCCCGCGCCGTTTCCACCGTCGCCGTGCCGACCGCACCGGCCAGAAGCGCCGTCTCGTCCTCCAGAGTCCGAAGCTCTCGGATATTCTCCTGGTAGGCAGCCGTCAGTTCGCGGTGTTGCTGGATGAGCTTGGGCTTCAGGCTGCTATCCGTTTCGTCGGCTTCGATAGCGCGCCGTAGCACTTCCACCCGAGCGCCGATCATGGCGTTCAGTTCTTGGCGGGCCTGTCGCTCTTCTGCAGCTCCGTCGACCACAGCACGAGACGCCGCACCGGCGGCCACCTCGTACTCTTCGAGCTGCCCGGTCATCACCGCAAGCGACAGCGCCGCCTCGGTCTGGCTGTCGGTCGTGGCTTTGTGTGCCTTCTCGACTTCCAGCGCCGCCGCCTGCATTTTCTGCGTAGCAGCCAGGGTGCCGTCAAAGGATACGGCGAGGTCAAGCTGCGCCTGCTCTGCGTCATAGGTGGCGTTGGCAAGGACGCTATACCCAGCAGCAAGCGCCGCCACCGCGAGCGCCAGCGGCGGGATAGCGCTGGCGATTTTGGAAATGGAGAAGCCCGCCATCATCACCGCGTCCGCCGCCTGCGGGCCTTGCTGAATCAGAATGGTGAGCGGATTTGTTCCGGTGGATAGCTGGCTGGCAACGTCGGATAGTTGCCGACCGAGCCCCACAGCGGCTTGCGCCGTGTTGCCCACCCTCTCCGTCGCAACATCGGCCTGCTTGCCGAGGTTGCCCGTCGCGGTCGTTGCCTGTGCCGCCTGATTCCCGGCCGTCGCAAGGCTGGACGCATATTTGAGCGTGGCAGCAGCGGCGGCTTTCTCACTTACACCCTGCTCTATCAGGCTCTTGTTGAACGCCTGCACCTTGGCGGTTGCATCGGCCGCAGCACCCTCGACCGAGCCGAGCGATGTGGCCAGCGCGAGCGCCGCCTTCTCTGCGTTCGCCTTGGTGATAGCGGGCAGTTCCGACAGCGGCTTTATGTATTGCTGGACGTTGGCGATAACGTCCACCTCGTAACGTTCAGCCATCTATGCACCTATCCGCAGCGTCGCCGCGATGTTAGACGCCGCCTGCTTGGCGGGTTGTCTGATAAGTTTATTCCAGGGCGAACCCTTGATGTAAATCGCATAAGGCGCCGCGTTGCCGATGGTGCCAACGAACTCCACATCGGACGCCCGGTATCCGAGGAAGATACTCGACTTCGATAGACCCGAGGACACCGGCCAGTTGTAGAGCGCATTGTTGGCTGCCGCTCCCAACTCCCGGTCGAAGGCCTCGGTGAGCGCCGGGGCAAGCTTGGCCAGCATGCGCCGCACGAGCGGGGTAGCGCCGTCAAGCACCCGGATAGACGTGGACTTGAGCCCGGCGGGTAGTTGCCCCCGTGCGGCGATAGCGCCCCACTTGCGTTCCTGGCCCTCCAGGCTGGGAATCACAAAGCGGCCGGATGGGGTGACCACGCTGGTGGACTTGCCCGCCTGCCTGGCTACGGTTGCCGCTCGGAAGGCGTTGCGGCTTGCCCAGAACTTGGCGCTTTGTTCCCACATATTACCTCCAAAGCTACTGGGACTGGTCGAGACTCCCCCACTACGGCTGATCTCGCTGGTCCAGCCCCAGCAGCAAGGCTTGCTCGATAGGGCTCAAGGTGAGCCAGCGGAGGGCATCGCCGGTGTACCGTCTGGAGATCCGAAGGCCCCGGAGGAGGACATCCCCGCCGGAGCCGTCGAAAAACCCGCCGCCTCCATATCGGCCCACCGCGCCCAGCCCGCATCAGCGGCGGACCGGCACGCAGCCACCAGGGTAGCCGCCCAGCCTGCCACAACAACAGCCGGGACTCCGGCGGCCTCCAGAGCGGCGCGCACCCGAGCCGCAGCGGTTGCCCGCTCCTCCGGTGACGCCGGGATGTCCGCCACAGCGGCGGCCTTGAGCGAGGCCTGTGCCTCGGTGAGCTTGCGGGCGGTGTCCGCCAACTCGCGCCGGATCTCGGCCCGGTCGGCATCGGTCTGCCCGAGTTTTGCCGACATGGCCAGCTCACCGCGAAGGGTGGCCACCGTCGCCGTGTGCGCCTCGACGGCCGCCTGCTCCTCCTGCGCCCACGGTGGCACCACCGAGGCAGGCCATCCAAGCGCGAGTACCAGCAGCCCGAGGTCAGTGATAGCAAGCAGGCCGAGCCCGCCCACGACACCACGCACCCAATAGGCGGCCATAGGGTCGGGCGCGATGGGCACGGCCTGCCCGAAGTACTGAATTGTGACGGGAAAAGTGGGGGATTCAGCCATAGTCGCCTCTTATGCCAGGGTGAACACGTTGGAGCCGTCGCCGTAGCAGGTGCCGGTGATGGTGATCATGTTGCCCTCTTTGCCTTCGGAATAGTCGAAGGAAATCCGGCAGTTGATGAAGGTAAACGTGTCGGTGACCGCCGAGCGAGTCACGACGGCGATCACGTTGACACCCCAAACCACGCCGCCGGGGTCTTTCGTGACGCCAGAGGCAAAGTCGTTGGTCTTCAGGATACCGGCCACCGGCGATGCTGCGGCGGTCAAATCCTGATTGTGGTAGATGGAAATAGAGAAGGAAAGCTGCTTTTGGTCGCCCTCCACCATTTCGAGGAACGTGCCCCGGTTGTAGACGCCAATACCCTCGACGCCGCCCTGCTCCATGCCGGTCAGCTTGACGTCGCCGGGGCCGGGGCCGAGCGTTGCGGTGATGGGGGTTCCGGTGGCGTCCGCGATGGTGACAGCAACGTGTTTGCGGGTTCTAACAGCCATTTTCTACACAGCCTCCGTGAAGTATTCGCCGATGAAAGAAAGAGTCACGACGCAGAACGCCTGATCGCCTACGACGGTGCGGGTGCAGAACCCCGCCTCGACGGGTAGCACGTTCAACTCACCGTTCCACGAGCCGGATTCGGTGAGCAGGTGCCGCCAGATAGCGCGGGCCGCCGTGCTGGCGCCGTCCCAATCAGCGATACGGCTATTCGGCCGCAGGCGGATCAGGAAGCGCACCCGGAGCGTGCCCGACACCAGCAGTTCACCGTTGGCGCCCTGTCGCGACGGGAGCAGGCTCATGTCGCGGTCGTCTACGAAAAAGGACAGGTGCGCCTTGGGTTCCGGCTCAAACTCCGGAACGAGCGGGATGACCGACTGCACCCATGCGGCCTGGCCTTGGGAATAGCCCGCGTCCGGGGTGAGCGCGACGATTCGCGCCGTCACCAGTTGGCGGACTTCGGCGGGAGTCATACGCGGCCTGCAAAGCGGCGATTAGGACCAGCCGCAGGCGCGAACATGGTAGGCGTTGGCCCCTGGTCGCGCCGGGTGTGATCGTCGACAAGTCGCGACTGGTCGCTATCGATTTGCACCGTGATTTCCTGATACGATTTCTCGTATGCCGCGCGTTCATCCTTGGCTTTCTTGTCCCACTGGTCGCCAGCGGTAGACAACGCAAAGCCCTGGAAGATGAGCGCAAGCGTCAGGTGCAGGTGCGCTTCCCGGAGCGCATCGGGTGTGCGGATGCAGTAGGGAAGGCGGCCCTGCCTCACCAGCCGGGCCATCAGTTGCCCCCAGGCCTCATCTATAGAGCCCTGAAAGGACGTGAGCGAGCCAGAAAGGTAGTTCTCAATCCCGAAATACTGCGCCGTCAGGTCGAGGTCGGAAATCACCGGGTAGATACCGGCCACCACCACCGCAGCGGGCCGGAGGATCTCGACCGTGGCCGCCTCGCCTGCAAATGTAAAGACCCACCGCTCCTGATAACCCTCCCCCGGCGATGTAGTCGCGGGTACAGCAGCAGCGAGCACGGTATAGGTGGCCACCGACGCCGAAATAGTACAGGCGGCAGCGGACACAAGCGCCGTACCGCTACTGTTTACGAGCGTATATGTGGCAGACGACGGCGCCACAAGCGCACCCGAGCGATACGCCGGGAGGCGGACTGCGTTATCTTTCGCGCGCACGATTACCGATGGGTACGCGCGCCCGGCGAAAGAGTAGGATGTAGCGCCGGATGGGAGCATGTTACTTCAGCGCGTAGGCGAAGAACTTGACGCCCGTGGTCACGGTAAAGACGCAGTTGGTAGCGTCATGGGCGCCGGGGGCCACATCGAAGCCGGTGCCCGCAGGATCTTCGGACACCGCAAACCACACCAGCGACGGCGTAGACCCGAGGCCGTGGGCCACGTTCTGGCTGCTGCCGGTGCCGGTCTGCTCCGTGGAAATGAACCGCGAAGCGGTTGCAATGCCGCCCGCGTGGTGGATCGGCTTGCCGGTCACCACCTGCTCCCCGCTGTTGGTCGTGACGCAGCGGAGGTAGACGTTGGCGCCTTCGGAAATGTCCAGGGCGGCGGCTTCGTTGTCCTTCAGGTACACCACCTGACCGGCAGCGCCGCCCGACATGTCGATCCCGCCCGCCAAAAGCTCCAGTACCTTGTGGATGCGGACGCTTTCGGAGCTGTTGATGGTGTCGAAGGTCATGTAGGCGTTGGCGCCCTCGCCGATAACCAGCGCGGTGGCGCTGTTGTCGGTGAGGCTGATAGCGGTCGGGGACAAGGAGCCCACGCCGACCACAAGGGCCGTCCACGCCGAGCCGCTGTAGCTGATCACACACCAGTCGCCAGGGGTCAGCGTCGCAAGCGTAGAGGG